AACTTACTAAAGATATTATATTTCAATTTTTTATACATAATCAATATATACGTCATAATAATTTGACTACTTAATTTAATATAAAAAAATTTTCTGCATTATCTGGTGGATATAAATATGAAAATTATGTATTTTTTTCAATATATTAAATTAAGTAGTCAAATTATTATGACGTATATTGATTATGTATAAAAAATTGAAATATAATATCTTTAGTAAGTTCATTATTATTTAATATTTAATTAACAAGGACTTGCTACCTTTTGAAATAAAATGAATAATGGTACATTATGTGATAAACATAATTTTAGTGGTAATTATAAATATAATCTAGATTTTGGTGATCGTTTATATTACATTTTATTTGATGCTATTACTAATGAGCATTTAGGATGTATAAAAGTATTAATTAACAATAAATTTATAGATATTAATCATATTTATTATAATTTTGAAACATTACTTATATTTGCTATAAATAAGGGCAATATAGATATTATATCATTATTATTAAATCAAAAAAATATAGACATTGATAAGAAAAATTTATTTGGTAATACTCCATTATACATTGCTACAAATAATGGTAATATAGGTGCTATTAAGATACTTATTCATCTTAATGTTGATATAAATAAAACTAGTGGCATTGATGAAGAAACTCCAATACATGCAGCTGCGCGATCTGGAAACGTTAATGCTATTGTACTTCTTGCAAATTATATAATGAAAACAACTAACAATGAAAATCCTATACAATTTAAAGCAGAAATTACAGATAAAATTCATAAAATCAATGATGAAGGTAGAACTCCTATATATATTGCATCACAATATGGTAATTTAGAAGCTATTAAAATACTTAAAGAATTAAATGCAGATGTCAATAAAAAAGATAAGTATGATTATACTCCTATAGATATTGCAATACAAAACAAAAAGTTAGACGCAATGAAGCTTCTTATTGAATTAGGTGCTACTATTAATTTTGATACATTATATAAAGCAGTAAAAAATAACAATTTAGATGCTATAAACATCCTAACAAGTCGCAATATTAATGTTATGCAAACTGATTTTAATGGTAATACCCTGATGCATATTGCCGCTGTAAATGGTAATAAAGATATCATTGAAACATTAGCTACTTTAAAATTAGATGTCAATAAACAAAATAATGATGGAAATACTCCTATGCATATTGCATCATATAATGATAACTACGATGCAATTATAACACTTGCAAAATTAGATGCAGATATTAATATTACTAATAATGATGGTAAAATTCCAAAACAAATGTTTACTTATGATATGTTCTATGTAAATGCTGAAAAAGCATTTTACGAGTTAGAAAATGAAATGAATCAAAATAAAAAATAATAAATTAACAACTTAATTTTATAAATAATATATAAAATTATGATGTATTTTGATCATATATATTAATTATAAAATTTAGTTGATTTATCTATTGAGTTATTATTATATTACATTGTTCTATTATTAAAAGTATAATTTTTATCTATAATATATATATATGTCATTATTTAATAATTATATAAATTTTGCTATAATGTTTAATAAAAATAATTATATTGGTGGCGGATATATAACAAATCATTCTATCATCAATGATATCATAACTTATCTTCAAGAAAATTGTATAATATTAAAAAGAGAATTTGAAAAAAGCGATTTATTAAGTAAATTATTAGAAAAACCTGTAGTTAAATTAAATGATATAACTAAAATATCATTTATTAATACATGCAAACAAGAATTAGATAGAATTATTGATACTATTAAAAAATCAGAAGAATATAAAAAACAATCTGAATACAATGTTAAATATAATGAGTATATAAAGCAAATAGAACCTATAAAAAAACAAATTGAAGAATACAATACAGTGATTGAACAACTGAATAATAAAATTACAAAAATACAAAAAAACATATTTCCAGAATTACTTAAAGGACAACCTGAACCTATTATGATTACTGATAATTTATTATGTGTAGATACAATAAATTTGAAAACTATAGTAAATACAGAAGATACAAATTATTATGTACATCTACCAGAAGACATCAAGCAAATCAAATTTAATTTTAATTTATATAAATTTAATTTGTCTCAATTAAATTCCCCCAATTCTATTATTATAATTAAAATAAAAAATAATGATTATTTGATTTTTAAACATTCTTATGATGTATATATCCAAATTAAAGTTGAAAAGACTACTACAAGATCAATCGATGCAATAAATGATCCTTCGATACTGGATTATATAAAAAATTGGAATATAATTAGAACAGAATATTTACAATTAAAACCACCTACTGAAATATCATACGTAAATGATCAAAATATAAAACCAATAAATGCTATTGTAGATTATGAAAATTATTTTTATAAATTAGTAGTATTACCACAGAATACATTTGCTACAAGATGGATTACTAAAGTATTATAATAAATTAACAACTTAATTTTATATATTATTTATAAAATTATTATGTATTTTTATCATATATATTATTTATAAAATTTATCTTATTATAATACATAATTATATTTTTAACGGCAAAATTTAGTTGATTTATCTATAGATGTATTATTAAACCACATTGTTCTATTATTTTTTTGTGTATCATTGTTAAAATCAAATATATCATATTTTATACTATTTCCATTGTCAAAATACAAACTAAATGTAAAAAATAATTTTTTATTATCATCTGTAGTTTCTACTAATTTCAATTTATTATGACCATACACTAAATTTGATGTATCAAAATCACATTTAGTGCATTTTACATATGGAAATATATGTTTTTCAAATATTTTTTCATCACATTTTTCATTCGTTTCTAAATCTATTAATTCATTACATCCATTATAAAAATTAAAATAATTATCATATATATCACTTATATCATCAACAAATTGTATTGAAGATGTAGATAATGTATTTTCATATATAATAAACCATTTTGATTTTATCATTGTTATATTATCTCCCTTTTGTTTATTATCAAGTTGTAGATCATAAAAATCCTGGAAATTAGTTGATGTTTCCATTATTATGATATATATATATACTAATATTTATATAACACTATTTATTTATATTTATAAAAATTTCAATAATTAACCTACATAATCAATATATAACTTAATAAATAACTTTATTTTATAAATCTATATATTGTATATATTTATTAAAATATTAATAATTAACCTATAAGAATCCATTGTGTATTTGGTGTATCATATAAAAATTCTATTGTTTGGTATGTATTATTATTACTATATGTAATAAATGCTAATTGTGTATTATTTATTGTTATTATATGACTATTTGGATTTACTATTACTAATTTTTTTGTTGTTCCTGATGTTAATGGTAAATTTATAGTGATCGTTAATATACCAGATGCAACTATACCTGTTAAATTAAGAATTGATATATATTTTGTATTTGTTAGTGTTATAGCAAAAGTGCTACCAGAAACTGTATCTGTATAACATATTATTTCATATGTAGATGATAATGTTGGTGATACATTAATAGTTCCAACAGTTAAATTATCAATATATCCATTAGTAGAATAAAAAGTATTCCATTTATTATCTACTGTTCCTAATTTTGATGTGTCAGATAAAGGAATAATACACCCACATGTTCTAATATCATTATTAATATGTATATTGCAATGAACTTTTACAGAACCTTTTATTACAGCATTACCTTGAACAGTTAAACCAAACTCTTTATCTTTATCTAAAATAGTTAATGTATTTACGGCTAAATCTTGTTGATGATCCATATATAACTTATAATATAATTAATAATATTATAATAAATGTATAATATATAAATAATTTGTAAATGTAAAGTAAGTATGCCAATCAAAGTAAAATTGAATAATGGCAAATATAATGAATATGATAATATTACTGAATTAATTAATGATCTTTATTATAATTTATTAATTATCAATGATGACAAGATAAAAAAATTAATAAGCAATAATGGAGAATTATTTGTTATGTATGATATATCAACAGAAAATTTATATTTAGTTCCTTATGATGAAATATATGAAAGATTAAAAAATTCTAATTTCAAGCCAATAAATGGTAATATATATGAATTAATAAAAAAGACAAAGAAAAAGAAAATGATAGATTTTTTGAGTAATTTTAATATAGATGATCTAGAAAATACATTTTATAAATATATAGTTAAAAAAATACCAGAAATTGGTAATATGAGTGAATGTATTAGACCTAGTTACATGCCATTTTTAAGAACAACAACACCATATTATACAAAACAAGAATTAATATATTTAGCATTAAATTTGGGGATATGGGAAGATAATATTAATATGAAAAAAATATGTGAAGCCATACAATTGAATGATATTAGTAGTGATACATTGTTAAACCATCAAATATATATAAGAGAAAATAATGCTTCTGGTTATATAAAATATTATACATTTATAGGATCATCAATATTTAATAATTATTTGCGTAATAGTATATATTATGATAAATATTTAACACAAAACATAAAAGATTTTGTTAGTTTAATAAAAAAAGCACCAGCATATGACAAACCATATTATTTATATAGATGGATAAATAAAGACAAATTTTTAAAACATCTAAAACCAGGAGATATATGGACTGATAATAGTTTTATGTCAACAACAAGACAGCCTTTCGTAGATCCAAATGAAAGTTATTTTGGATATATATTAGTAAAAATAAAGATACCAGCAAATGTGGAGGGAGTTGCATTGGCAATAGAATATTATTCAATATTTCCAGAAGAATTAGAAATAATATTAGCACCAAGTAAATTTAAATTAATAAGCAATACAGGAGTTAAATATTATCATCCAGATGAACAAACAAATAATAAAGTTGTATCAAAATATATATTTGAATGGATAGAACATAATAACGAATATTTAGATCATATAAGTAAAGAAAATGTGAAAGAAATACCGAAAATAGATTTTAGAGTAATAAATTATGGTACTATGTTTAATGAAAAAATAACAGATTTTAAAAGACAGACAGGAGAAATATTTTCAACTATGATAGGTAATGAAAATATTATTTTCAGAATGCATGATATAGAAACAGGAGCATATGACAAATTTTTTTATCATAATGTTTCTATGGCAAATAATCAAAATAATGCAACTGATTCATTTTTTTTAATATGGTTAGATGATAAAACAGGTAATATTAATATGATGATAGAAGTGGGAAATATAATAAGTGTGAATTATTATTTTAGATATACAGGAGGAGAGACAAAAATAATAGGAGATTATAAGTATGAAGATATAATAGAATTTTTGAATAAATTGGCGAAATATTTTGGATTGGGTAAAATAATAATACATCCAAATTATAGTACATTTTGGAATATAATAGATAAATCAATATTTGATGATATAGATATAGAAAAAATGCATAGTTATCATATTAAACAGTTATATATGTGTGATACGAATTATGTTAGTCAATATTTATTATATAATATTAGTATATTATCAATGAAAGATGTATATATAAGTGAATTTACAAAATTTATAATGAATAATGAATTATACAAAGGCAATATATCAATAGATGCATTATATTTTATTTTAAATATGAAATTGACAGATTTTATAGATGATTTTAAAAAAGAAAAAGATATAATTTATGATTCATATGTTGAAATGATAATAAGGATAGCGTATAAATTATTAAAACAAACAAATATAAAGCCAGTTAGTAAAAGAGCAATTACACATAGTATAAGTACTATAAACAAAAATATCATACCAGGTTATAAAGTGTCTGATTTATTTAATATGATTATTAATAAATATAATTATTTAATGTTGTATTTATTGGATTATATATATAATAAATATAAGTTAAATATAGATAATGTTTTCCAATATTATATAATAGATGAAAAATATTCAATGATAGTTATACAAGATATTAAAAGAACGTTAAAAATTAATCAAATAATAAAAATAAAATCAAAATATAATATAGTAGAATGATGTAATAATATTTATATATTATAAAATATATAAATATTTAGTATTATATATATGGCAGATATATTACAAATATATAATATATCAACTGATGGATTATGTGGTCCATGTAATAATTATAAAGTATGTCCAACCAATCATTGTTGTACATCTAATGGTGATTGCGTTCAAAAAGATACAAAAGATGCATCTAATAAATGTCATATGAAAGTATTTGGAGTAAATACTGGTGATTGGTTAGGTAATTATGATGGTACCTTAAGTAAAAATGATAATATAAATAATCAACAAGATAGTGATACAGAAAGTAGTGAATCAGAAAGTAATAATTCAGGTAATAAAGATAATATAGATAAAGAAGACAATAATAAAAATAAAGAAATCGATAATATAAATACAAATAAATATACAGATATAAAAACAAAAATAGAAATACCTGATATTTTACAGGATGCAAATAACATTATTTATAATAAAGATTATATATATATTATTTTATTTGTGATAATAATGTTATTAATTTATTATGAAAAAAATATATTTAATATTATATATAAATGCAATATATACCATATAGTGTGTATAATAGTGATCCTAATCCTTCTGTAAATTTCCCGAAAGCATCTCATACTATTAAATTATATAACAATGATTTTAAAAATGGTACAGTACGTATTAAATCTTCTACTAATGTATTATTTGCAGAAGATGTTGTATTTGATCCTATAGGTTTCAATCAAGAAAATCAAACATATGAACCACACAAAAGTGCAAATGCATCTGAATATACAGATAAAGCATATCATTTAGGATTTTTTGCTGCCATAACAGTTGAAGCAAATAATGTAGATATAGATTTAAATGAAAAAAAATTATCTCAAAGTGATATGCATAGATTACATCAACGATTTATTGCATTAATTGAATTAGGATCTCAGCCATTTATAGTAGGTCAAGGTCCTGGTAATTTTGGAACATCTGCATTATTTCCAACAAATGTTACAATAAAAAATGGAATTTTAGGAAGCAATGCACATCATGGAATACATGGAAATAATAATGATAGTATAACGATACAAAATATAATATTTGAGGATTTTGAAGTAGCGGGAATAGCATTGAATGCGGCAACTAATTGTAATATATCTAATTGTCATTTACGTATGAATAATTCAACTGTATTTGTGAATGCTTTATTTTCGGCTGCTATTTTTGCATCAAGATTTTGTCATAAAATATTAGCTAATAATGCAATTAATAATTATAGTAGAACACAAATAAGTGATGCATTAGCAAAATTAGATGAACTTATTACTTATGTTATTACATATAATTGCAGTGAAAAACTTAAATTTATGCCTGGATTTCAATTAATGGCAGAAGCAAGTGATTTATTTTTTAATAAAAATTTAGATATTGATGGAAATGTATATGGTATTATATTGCATGACAAAGGAGTCGCTATAGGTCCATTTTTAACAGCATTACCATCACCATTTAAAACAAGTAATAATGCAATAAGTAATATAGTTATAGAAAATATATCGGCTACAGTAGATGAAGTAATAGGATTATCTACTACTGCTAATATTAATGGATATGGAACAGGTCCATTTAATGATTTTACAGCTAATGTGATAGATTTTGAATTAATAGTGAATAATCAGCAACAATATAAAGGAAATGTGTTATCAAATGTTCAAATGTTAATAGCTGATTTATTGAATGTTAATAGTCCAAATAAAGATCAAGCAATAATAACAATGAAAACAAATAATGAAATAGGAATAATGAATATACCTGGATTTATAAGTGATTGGGCAAAAAATAAAACAAAGATAACAGATGTTATTACACAAAATAATCTTAAAAAATGTTTCTTTGTAGATTCAATGAATCATAGAAATAAAGGAGTTATAGGAATACGTGTAAGTGGTGCTAGTAATACAACAATCAATAAGATATATATTAAAAATGTCACTAATAATGGATTAAATACTAAATATGTAGATATAAATAATCCATATACTGGACACAATACATATGGAATACACGCATCTGCATGCAGTAATATTACATTAAATACAATTTCTGTAAATAATTGTGTATCAAAAAATGGAACTGTATATGGAATACATATTGAAAATACTACTGGATATTCTATAACTGGACAAACTGGGAATGCACCTAATTTGGTATCAGTAGTTAATAGCACTTAATAATATAAAGTTATTTTATTCTCTTTTATTTTATAATAATACATTTGTTATAAAGTATTATTATATTTTGTTATTATAATAATGCCTACTGGTATAGTTCAATATACTTTTGATGGTAATACTTATGATATTAGAGAGCATATAGAAGATCGTGATCCTGGTTCTACTGATGATATTTCATATGGTTTTGTTCCTGGAACTCGTTGGATAAATTCTATTACAAAAGATCATTTTTTAAATTTAACAAATGTATTGTCAAGTGCAATTTGGTATCCTTTAGGTAATAGTCCTTATGGTGCTGTTAATAATTATGGCGCTACTGTTGATCCTACTGTTAATGATGACAGTACATTAAATTTTAATATTAGTTCTAATTGGTATAATATTGCTACTGATAAAGAATTTGTATGTTTAGATGCCACTGCAGGTGCAGCAGTATGGAAAGAAACAACTAGTAGTGGTGGTGGAGGTGAAACAAATACGATGTCAAATGTCGGAGTTGGTGGTGTTGGAGTTTATAAAACAAAAACTGGAGTTAATTTTGAAATGAAAAATATTAATAGTGGCAGTAATAAAATATCTATTACTGAC